GTAGTATCAAACATTCCCATTCTTTATATAAAATAAAAAGAAAATAATAATTATTTATTAATAATTAAATTATTAATAAAATAAATTAATTAAATAAATTAATACTTAAAACGAAATAAATAATTAATATATAATGAGCGGAAAATCAAAATCTAATATCGCCAAAAAGTTGGCATTTGAACGAAAACAAAACAAGGATGGATCCCCTAATCCTAAATATGTTGATTTATTGGAAGTAGATAAACCGATCGCTGGACAAACTTTTGGATGTTTTTCTTTTATCACTCCTGAAAAAATTTTGAAGCAAAAGGAAATGTTCTTTTTTGAGGAATTCCTAAAGAGATGGGAATTCTCTAAATCTATGGAGAAGTTTCACCAATTTATTAATTTTATGTCTTTCAAATACAAGTTGTCATTTGAGGATGTCATGAAGGATTATGAGGGATTTGTCAAAGAAGAACGTGATAATATTATTTCGTCTTCTATCGAGGATGATTATAAGACTTTTATGGATAAGGAAGAGGATGAACTTGAAAAGCAATTCAATATCAAGCATAATTTCCAAACATCTGTGCGCGGTTTTAAGGCACGTGGCCATTTTGCATCACAAGAGGAAGCTGAATTACGCGCTAAACTTATCCGAGAAGTAGATCCTAGTTTTGATGTATTTGTTGGACCTGTCGGCACTTGGTTGCCCTGGGATCCTGAAGCTTACAAGACTGGTCGCGTTGAATACATGGAGGAGGAGCTCAATCAACTTGCTCAGGAAAAGCAGAAGAACGAATCCGCTGCCAAGAATGCGTTTGAATCTCGTGTAAAGGAGACCAAGCAGAAGGCAATTGACGAGAACAAGAAGAATGCGGAGAAGCATGGTAACATTTTGACGCAAGATATTGATCAGGAAGGCAATTTGGTTGGTGTCAGTGCAACCAGTCAGGAGAAGGCGCTAACAACCGAAGGTTCTGATACCATTTCTGTTGCGGATATTCGTTCAGAGCTATTTGACGGCGACAATGTTATTACTGGTAAGACAGATTATGGGAGATCTGAGCTTGTTAGTGGGCCTTTTTCAATGAAAGAGAAGGAGAAGGATGAATAAATATTTCGTTTTGTTTAAAATAATATATAATTTATATAAATCTATATATTATTATTTCTACCATTTGCTCTTTTTGACTGCAATTTTGGGTCCCGCACCGCGTTTCTTCACATTATTTGGATCATATTGTTCCTCTTCGTCTTCATCATTTATCTGTTTGGATAGTTCCCAGAACTCTTTTGATCCCAATCTGAAGTCATTGTGTGCATCTGCCTTATACCAGAACACTTGATCTTGCAGCTTATTTGATTTGGCATTATTATTGATCACTAAGCACTCGTAATTCTCCGTGCATTGATCCATTACCTGGCAAAATGACTCCAATGTAGGAAACATGCCTGCATAATTCTCATAAATTCGCTTTCTATTTGCTATATATGGCTCTCTTAAAATAAACACATAATCTATATTTGTTCTTAGTGTGGGTGGAATTCCTAGAGGGTATTGCATTGTAATAATTAACATGACCTTCCAATGTCGGCCGTTCATGAAAAGTAGCCTCATCATCTTGTCGCGCGCCCAAGTGTTATCATATAAGCAGTCATCTAAGATCACAAAAGTTCGAGGATCAATAGTGGATCTTTTAAACTGTTCCATTTCTTTTTTGATCTGCTTCAAAACCTGCCTCTGTCGCTTCAAAATGTTCTCGATAATAGCAGTGTTGTATTCATTGTGGATGAACAATTTTGGCACCAACTTGCCGTAAAATCCGTTTCCTTCTTCAGTTCCTGAAATAACAGTGCCAATTGGAATATCTTGATGGTAATATAATAAATCTCTTACCAAAAATGATTTACCAGTATCACGTCTCCCTATTAAAACTACCACTGGACCTTTCGATTCATTAGGTTTAAAACTGATCGATTTCATGTCAAAACGTTTGAGCTCTAAATTCATTTATTATTATAATATATTAAAAAAATAATTTAATTTACGCGACATTCAACTAATAAATACTTAATCATTTTATTTGGTCATTTTATTTAGGCATTTTAAAATAAGAATTAAACTTTATAATAAGTTAAATATAACTTATAATTTTATTTTTATTAGCTAATGGCAATTACAGTAAACTATCAAAAGAGGAAGAATATCAATCTCTTTAACAAATTTCAGTCAAATCCTAATATTGCTTTATCTAATGTGCAAAATTATATACCAATTTATGATAGTTTTTTCTCATTAAACACAACCAATTTTAACTCTATTAATTTAAATCATATGTGGAGCATTTCAGATATTAAAGATTTAAAAAATAAAGGTGATAAAGAAGTATCTTTTGAACATGAGCATATTTATACTTGCAAACTAAAAAACATATCGGATGATGAAGATTTTGCAATGACTCAAAAAGTGTTTATTAAAATGGCACCATTGTTAGATCCATTTAAGTATCTAGTTGGTAAATATAATCACACAGATCCAAATTTATTTAATTTGCCATCTATTGATAAAGCTAGAAAAGTGCATCCAAAACTAGAAGATCCTAACAATTCTTCCTACATTGATGGATTTTTTTCATTCTTAACTAGTCAAGTTCTTCATAGACATAATTTTGTTCATGGTCTCGATTATTATGGTTCTTTTTTAGCTATAAAAAACAATTATAAAATTAATGTGATCGATGATATTGACTATTTAGTTCAATCTGAATTTTTCAATAAGCAAAAGAATACGCTGTTTACGGTAGAAGATTATTCACATTTAATGACAAATAATTTAAATGAAAATGTTAGCTTAAAACCATTAAATATTATGAATATTTCACAAAAATCAAACTTATCTGTAAAGTCAATCGATGATTCTATTTTTGAAAATATATTTGAAACAAATACCAATCAAAATAGTCAATTAACTTTAGATGATGTAAAAATGTTAAATATTGATCTTGTTGATATTACAAATTCAATTGATATTACTGATCAAAAAAAATCGGCTAGCCTTAAATCTGGTTCATCCTGTTCATCTAGAACATCTCATACAAATGATAATGATTCTAAAAATGACGAAGTTGATATTGACGAAGTAGAAGATTTAGATTGTTCTAAGTCAGCCTCTAAATCTAGTGGTTCTATATCTGGATCTGATTCTGGATCTAAATCAATTGATTCTGAAAGTTCTTATGAGTCTGACTCAGATCTAGAAGAAGAAAAGTTATTGTTAACTCTTCAAAAATTCCCCGTGCAAGTTATTTGTATGGAAAACTGCGAAAGCACATTAGATGAACTTATTATTAATACAGATTTGTCTCAAGATGAATGGATGTCTTTACTAATGCAAATAATAATGACTTTGATCGCATATCAGAAACTATTTTCATTCACTCATAATGATCTGCATACAAATAATATTATGTATATACCCACTAACAAAAAATTCCTCTATTATTTATATAAAAAAAAGTATTACAAGGTTCCAACTTTTGGGAAAATATTTAAAATCATTGATTTTGGACGAGCTATTTATAAATTTGACAATAAATTATTTTGCAGCGATAGCTTTCAAACAGGAGGCGATGCCGTTACGCAATACAACACGGAGCCATATTTCAATGATAAAAAACCGCGTTTAGAACCAAATTTCAGTTTCGACTTGTGTCGTTTAGCGTGTTCTATTTTTGATTATATTATAGATGATATGGATAGTATTAAAAATATAAATAATTGTGATCCTATTGTGAAATTAATTGTCGAATGGTGCACTGACGATAATGGTATAAATGTTCTTTATAAAAATAATGGTGCAGAACGATACCCCGATTTCAAATTATATAAAATGATTGCTCGTTGCGTTCATAATCATAGCCCAATTGCACAATTAGATCGACCAGAGTTTAGCAAATTTTCTATTTTAAAAAATGGGGTTTCAAAGGGTGAAATTGTGATGAATATTGATGAGTTTCCTTCATATTGTTTATAAATGCTAATATAAATGCTAATATAAATTATATAATAAATTATATAATAAATTATACATATTTATTATATGACATACGGGTTTATTATTACAAGACATGTTAATTCTGAACTAACAAATAAATATTGGAATCAATGTGTAAAACTAATAAGAACATATTATCCTTTTAGAAAAATAATTGTTATAGATGATAATAGTAATCAAACTTTTGTAAAAGCAGATCATGATTATAAAAATACAGAATTTATTCAATCTGAATATCCTAAACGCGGCGAGCTACTGCCATATATATACTTTTTAAAACACCAATGGTTTGATAATGCAATTATTTTACATGATAGTGTTTTTATTCATCAAAGAATACCTTTCGAAAAAATAAAATATCCTGTAATGCCTTTA